TAAACCTCTACCAAAGTCAGTGGCAATAAAAGATTCAGCAATACATGGACAAGGACTATTTGCAGTAGAGGATATTCCATTCGGTATAGAGTTAGGAATCTCTCACATATTTGCAGTAGGCTTTCAGAATAATTACATACGTACACCACTAGGAGGTTTTATTAATCATAGTGATGATCCTAACTGTGGCAAGACAAGGAGCCATAGTGACTCAACTCTGACATACTATATTCTACATACTATAAAGAATATAGAGGAAGGCGAAGAACTAACACTTAACTATACAATGTATATTATATGACACATAAGTACACCATAGAAACGATATTCCACTTCAGTTGTAGCGAGTGTAAAAACTGGTGGTCTGTGGCAGTAGTACATATATCTGGTATGGCACACTATCCAGAAGGTAGGGCTTTTTGCCCTCATTGTGGTAAGGAGTCAATAACAGAAAAGATTAATATGAAGAACATTGAATGAATTTATCATTCATGATATAATACAATCTTAATCTTTGGAGATAATATGATTATAAGACTCTACGAGTCAGGTAAGCTAGACCTTGAGACAGTCGGAACTATGCTTTGGCAAGCAGATAAGCAAGCCAACTTCCATCCAGACGCTCGCTGGATAAATTCATCATCATTTGGAACTACAGAAGCATCAACACGGAACAAGAGTCGTGTTTACAGGGAGTTCTTTGTCCGTTGGATCGGACGAGAGTCTATTGTAATGTGGCTTACCAGTAACCAGATACTCTTTGAGGTCATGTCCTTTGATATGCTTCCTGAAGAAGAAGAAGCTATTAATGAGAACTACTCTAACTCAGACTTTACTGAACCGTTAAACCATATAAACTAATGATACATCCAGATATTAGACTCAGCCATTCCAGCGCAAACAACTTCTGCGCCAAGCAATTATGGTATAAGAAACTAGGTGGAGCAAAGTTCCAGTACAACTTTTATTCAGGTGCAGGTACTTTAGTCGATGCAGGTTATGAGGCAGGGCTTAAAAATATTATGACAGGCATACCTGCTTGTAACATACGTAAGTCTATGGAAAAGAAACTAGAGTCTATGGAGGGACTACTAGATTATCCTGAGTACCTCAAACTTACAGAGTCTATGGATGATCATGTCAGGGCAGTCGAGGACTACATAGGCTGGATAAACTACAAACCACTAGAGACACAGTATTTCTTCAACATAATCTTTGAAGGTCATACCAGACAAACGACAGGCTACATGGACATTGTTGCCGAGAGGCAAGATTTGCCCCTCATTATAGATATAAAGCGACAATCCAAACCTGCTAAGAAAGCCAAACGTGAGTGGATCATGCAAGGCGCACTTTATGCATTAGTTATTATGAAGCAGAGGAATCTTACAGAGATACCCAGCTTTGAGAATCATCTCATAATACCAAACCAACCACCTGTGTTCCTACGTACAGAACTAACGGCAGAACATTTATACATGGCCTATAAGTTACTGACTGAGCTTAATGAGCGTGTGGATAAGGACTACTGGCCTCTTAACCGTAGCCACTCCTTATGTTCTGGTATGTGGTGTGATGTTTATGATAGGTGCCACTATGAGAATTTCGTTGGAGTTGATGACCTTGTAGGAAAAATTCAATGAACTATAACAAGCTAAAGAGGTTATACATTACAGAACAACACTTAACGCTTGCAGTAAAGACATTAAGGGAGGGGAGCTATGACGAAACCAGAAGGATACTCTACACAGCACTATCATCAATCGGGCAACTTCAAGAAATCCTTGAACAAGAAGCCTTCGATGACTTTGAGGAGCGAAAACAGGACAAGTAAACTTAAGAGAGATAAACAAGTTATTGCTAGGTTAAATGAGCTTGGCTATACAAAGGGGGACAACGGTAATTTCCCTTGCTTTTGTGGTAAATTGGACGAAGACACCGCATGGTGGATGTCTAACTGCAAGAGCAGAAGCAATCACTTATTCTGCCCAACATGTACTGAACGAGTATTTGAACCAGAGATTAAGGAGACCCTAGATAAATTACTAGGTCTCTGGAAAGAATATAAGTGGCGTATGTGGAAGGCAGATAAGGTATCAATCAGTAATCTATTAAGCAAAGGAAATAATGCTTGAAAAATATAAAAGGAAAGTCATGAGGAAGCCTGAGAAACTCGTTGTAGAGGGTGAAACTGGCGCAGGGAAGACTACCTTTGCGTGTTCTTCTCATACAGAGAAAGAACCTGTATTTGTTATCAATTCAGATGACGGAGGTGAGAACGTCTTCCATAAGACTGGCATCAACCTTATCCATGACTGTATACCTACAGGCGATGTGAAGGAGAACGCTGAGAAGTGGGACTCTGTCATGGGTGCCTTGCGAGAACTTGCAAGCGATAAGACTGGCGTAAAACGAATCATCATAGATTCCGTTGATAAGTTAGAGTTATTGGCACACGGAAAGGTGTGTCAGGAGCACAAATGTGCAACTATCGAAGACCCCGGATATGGTAAGGGATACCTTTATGCTTCGGGACACATCCAAAAACTCTTGAGTGGCCTCAACTATTTAAGAGACTCTCAAAGTATCCAGCCAATCCTTATCTGTCATACTCAGATACGGACAATCAATAAACCTACAATGGAGCCATATGACTCTTTTATTTTAAAACTTCATAAATCAAATTCTGCTAATATAACTGAGTGGGCTGACGTAATTTTATTTGTTGCGTTTGAAACTATAATTAAGAAAATTGATGCAGGATTTAACAGGAAAGATAACCGTGCAATGCAGTCCGGCAATAGGTTCCTGTACACAAGTGGTTCTATGGGCGTTGATGCCAAGAATCGGTTCGATTTACCAGCCGAAATTCCAGCAGACTGGAATGAGTACCGCAAGCTGATTGACGGCTTTTGGGATGGCAAAAAAGATAACTCAGAAACTCCGAAAAAAGGATAAATTATGGAAAATGAAATGGATACCATGTTTTCAATTGAAGATGTGCAAGCAACCTTGGAAACAGAAAACAATCGTGAGCGAGTAGAGGTTACTCCGGGCGAGTATGTCTGTGAGATTAAACCTCCACTTCCAGATGTGAGGCAGGATGCCAAGGGACACAACAAGATTTTAATGCCGATTGAAATATCTGGTAACGCTCAGTTTGATGGACAATGGCTCTTTGAGGCCATCTACATGAACAACCAGCATGATGACGCTGGCAAGGTTAAGGACGGCATAGGCAAACGCAAGGTGGCAAGGTATGCTCACGCTCTTGGTTTGAAGTCTTTGAAGAACCTTAGCGAGTTAGAGGGCAAATATGTCAAGGTTACATATGGGCCTAATAAGCGTGGCTACAATGAAGTGAGTGACATTAAGGCATTCAACGCAACACCTAAACCAATGGGAGCAGAGGGTGTTGCAAGTATTCTTGCACCTCCAATTAAAGAGGAGTCAGCACCTATTCCTTTCTAGGTAAGTAGAGGTCAACCGTTGAAAAGATACGCTCTGTCCTCTACCCAAGGCGGTCTGGTTACTCTCCTGTTGCCAGACCGTCATTACCAATTAGAAACACTCCTAGAATATAAGACTAAAGACAAGTATAAGGGGTGGGTAGTAAAAATTAAAAATCTTAAACATTAACTACAATATGTATGAAAAAAAACTCACATTGATAGAACATTTAGAAACGGCTGACGATTTAGCTCTAATAAACCGTACGGTTATCAAAATCTATAATAGAAGTAAAAAAAAGTACCCTAAAAGTCATCCGCTGTCTAAAGGGCTAGCTAAATTTATTGGGACTCACCTTCTAATGCTAAAAGATAAGTTTGACAATGAGTTTCATAAATCAATGGATGATAAAACGTGGGAAAAATTAGAAAAAAATGAGTGGGGTGATATATATTTTGACCTTCAATATAGAACTCTGAATAGCAATGAGTTGTCATAAAGCTATACTACCGTGGCCTGTATCAGTTAATGCTTTATACAGGGTCAGAGGTAAGAGGGTATATGTTTCTGCTAAAGGTAAGGCATTCAAGAGTGCCTGTGGCATCATCTTTGCAGGTACTGAGATGGTATATGAGACAGAAAGAGTATGGTTAGACATAGAAGTATATCCACCAGACAACCGTAAACGAGACATATCTAACCTAATTAAGATTGTAGAAGATGCACTACCTTGGTTCAGAGACGACTCACAGGTAGATAAAATTAAAATAATCAGATGTGAAAAGGATTCACGTAAAAAGGGGTACATAATAGTTAAATGTGGGGCACTAAATGGAACAGATAAAACATGAGTACAAGGATGGGAATGGAAGACAACTTTACACAGTAGTAAAATTTCCTAATAAAGAATTTCGGAGATTACGTACAGACATAACAGGCAAGCAAGTTTGGAATTGGGACGGTATACAGCAAGTACCTTACAGATGGCCTGACATCAAGGATCACCGTGCAATCATATTTGTAGAAGGTGAGAAAGATGTAGACAATCTTCACAACATAGACCTTGTAGCTACAACTATAGCTGGTGGTAGCAACGCATGGTCTCCTCTCCTGAAGAAGCAGTCAGACTTTCCAGAGAAATATTTCAGTGGGTTCGACCAAGTCTTCATCATTCCAGATAACGATGAGGCAGGTAAGAAGTTTGCCCAAGAGACAGGCGAACATATCCGTGAGCATGTATCTAAGGTCTGGATAGTCAACCTACCAAACTTAGCCAAGGGCGGTGACGTTAGCGACTACCTCTCTAAAATTTCTGAGACAAGTCAGAAGGAATCCTTACTCTCTCTAATTGAAGAGGTAAAGACACCATTCCTTATAGAATCATCTCAGGCAGACCTCAGTAAGACATGGGACTTTGACAACCTAAATGTTGATGAGTACCTTACCGAATCAGAGCGGTCAGAAACAGTTAATGACATTAAGGAGGTACACGACAAGATAATTTCCCAACTCAAGGGGGTTTCATGGTCAGGCTCTACCGCCAATGCGATATGCCCTACGCATGAAGACCGTAAGCCCTCCTTGAGTGTCACCCTAGAAGCAGACAAGATTCTCATGCGCTGTCATTCGGGCTGTGACATACAGACTGTTTGTGGAAGTCTTGGTGTAAAGGTTAGCGAACTATTTACTCAACGCTCAGTCGAACTTAAACATCATCAGAGGACACACGTTGTAGCTCCAAACCCTGAACACATGAAGGAGATATGTTCGTCATTGCTAAATCAGAAGGAACCCGAAGAGTTTGATGATACACACATGCCACCCATACTACGTGACCATGTACGTGAAGCCTGTGAACTAACTGAAGCAAGTTCTGCAATAATCTACGGAACAGCCTTATCCTGTCTTGGGGCACACGCAGGTATAAAGTTGTTAATCAAGCCACCCAACTACTTCATATCCTTGTACGGCAACCTGTGGTTCCTGTCCATTTCAGAGAGTGGTTCCTTTAAGACTACTGCACTTAATGCAGGGTCAGCCAGACTTAAGGATAGAGAGGAGAAGATTATCTATGAGATCAGAGACATAGAGGGCAGGATTTCCTCCCTAAAAGAGAATGGTGCCAGAGAAGATGACATTGAAATAATAGAATCAGAGAATGAATTGAGTAGGTACAGGTCAATGAGGACTGTACTTCCTAACAAGGCTTCATGGGAAGCATGTATTGACAGGATGGATGAGACAGGTGGTGGAGTATGGTTACTCTCAGAGTTCGGAGCATGGTTAGCAATGTTAGAGTCAAACCATAACAGAGGATTCCGTCAACACCTCACAGAACTGTACGATGTGCCATCATACTTTGAGGATGCAACCAGAACTAAAGGTAGTAAGATACTTCAGTATCCCTTTGTGGGAATCTCAGGTGTATCGACAATTGAATTTCTTCAAGGTCTACTTGGTAAGGACGATGCAGGTTCAGGCTTCTTGGCACGGTTTATGCTTTTTAAACCTCCAGTAACAGACAAGGTTCCGTATGCACTTCCACATAAGAAGACAAAGATTCAGGAGCTTCATTCCTACAGATTATTGTCTGAGATATATAATCAACTCGACAATATCTCTGTACCCATAGAGTATAGTATATCGCCATCTGCTCAGAAGATATTTGAGGACTACCATAACGATATGTTCTCTCGTTTTCAAGAATCTAATGACGGTACTAAGTCCATACTAGACCCATTCCTCAAGAGATGGTCGCCTAGTGTACTGAAATCAGCGATACTTTTCCAATATTTACTAGACAGCGATAGTCAAACCATAGGTGAAACAGCAGTTATGGGAGGGATTTCCCTATCCCTTTACGCAGAAAAATGTACCCGGTACTTGTTTGAAAGGGAACTAGGAGAAAGCGTACATCAAAACAAACAGAGGAAGGTCATTGAGTATCTAGCAAACAGAGGAGGGTCAGTTACAAGGCATAAGATGTTGGCTTCCAAACTACTTGATGGTGGTCATAATGAGTATGACTATGTCCTGTCATCCCTTGAACAGTCTGGTAAGTTGTTCTTAGAAACAACAGACGGCAAGGTGACAAAAAACTCAAAAATCGTACTAACAGAGAATAATAAATGACAAACTATAGCTTAGATGAAGACGAAAGACAAAGAGAAAAAGAAATAATGTATCCAGAACACTACCATAATAGCGATCTAGGCATACAACCATTAGAATATATTATAGCTAATAATTTAGACTTTTTAGAGGGTAACATAATTAAATACGTAACAAGATATATGAATAAGGATGGTATAGAAGATTTAATTAAGGCTCAAAGATACTTGGACAAGTTAATAGAGAGGGAGAGAACATGACAGGATTACCTACACAATACCAGCAGTTTATCCACCTCTCACGTTACTCCAGATGGAACTATGATGAGAGAAGACGAGAGACATGGGAAGAAACCGTAGACAGGTACTTTAGTTTCTTTAAGGAACACCTGAAGGACAACTACAACTACAAGTTTAAGGATCAAGACATAGCTGAATTAAGAGAGGCTGTACTTTCCCTGCAAATTATGCCTTCAATGAGGTGCCTAATGACCGCAGGGCCAGCCCTGAAAAAAGAAAACATTGCAGGATACAACTGTGCCTATGTTCACATTGACAGCATTCGTTCCTTTGATGAAGTTCTATACATACTTATGAACGGCACAGGTATAGGATTCTCTGTTGAGAGACGTTACACAGAAAAACTACCGTGTGTCCCATTTGAGCTACATGACACGGATACTACTGTTATTGTTGCAGATTCTAAGCTAGGATGGGCCAGAGCATTCAAGGAACTGGTTGCACTCATCTATTCAGGACACATACCCAAGTGGGACTTGTCCAATGTCAGGGAAGCAGGGGCAATACTTAAGACCTTTGGAGGTAGGGCAAGTGGGCCTGAGCCGTTAGAGGGGCTGTTTAAGTTTACTGTTAAGACCATGCAAGAGGCGAGGGGGCGAAAGCTAAAACCTATTGAGTGTCACGACATAGTCTGCAAGGTAGCTGAAATAGTAGTAGTAGGTGGAGTCAGACGGTCTGCACTCCTAAGTCTGAGTGACATTGATGATGATGATATGCGCCACGCCAAGTCAGGAGCATGGTTCCATGAGAATCCTCAGAGGGCACTAGCAAATAATTCAGCCAACTACCATGATGAGCCTTCTACAGGTACATTCCTCAGAGAGTGGACTGCCCTGTACGACAGTAAAAGTGGAGAGCGAGGAATCTTCTCTTCAAAGGTATCTGCTCTACAGGCTCAGAAAAACTCTGACAGGTTTGTAAATCAAGACATACATTGTTTTGGTACTAACCCCTGCTCTGAGATAATATTGCGCTCACGAG